GATAAGAAAGTCCTCGCTGAGCTCATTAACAAGCACTTTCCCGATTGGAGAAGAGTCTTAAATGAATGTCAAAGATATTCTGTTAGTGGGAAGATAGATAGTGGTATACTTGCCCATTTTAGTGATGTAAAGGTAAATGATCTTATTAAAACGCTTAAGGAAAAAAACTTTACGGAAGTACGTAAATGGTGTGTCAATAACCTGGACAATGATCCTGCTGTGTTATTACGTAGGATTTACGATTCTCTTTCAGGTTCATTGGCTCCTTCTTCCATCCCTGCTGCTGTTCTTATTCTTGCTAAGTATCAGTACCAAATTGCCTTCGTAGCAGATCAGGAGATTAATTTACTTGCATGTTTAACTGAAATTATGGTGGAGTGTGAATTCAAATGACTTATCGTGTTGTAGCGGGTGCTCAAACTCGTGACCCTTATCCAGTTTATAAGTATTATAATGAACCTAAGGACTGGTCTTGTAATGGGACCGTTAAGATTCTTTGCGAAAATGGCAAGGTTAATGTTATAATATTTGAAAAGGATTCAATCAACGTTCATCATTTGGAAGTTTATTCTGATGATGGTCCTGTTGCTGCTAGACTTACTGAACAACTTCAACATCCGGAAAGACCATGACCAAAGAAAAGAAAAGACATCAAGTTAAATCCCAATGGTACTATATCTTTTGGGGAACCTGTACAGTAGCAGTATGTGCTGGACAAGTATTTGTAGGAGGTGGTTTCCGTCGCATGGCAGAAAGTTTTGAGAAAGTATTAGATGCTCCTATTCAATTAGATTTTGGTATTCCTCGTCGTCATCGTATGGTGGTTCCTGATAGGTGGGAAGATGGATTGATGCATCCTACTGATCCTCCTAAGAAAATTTACTGATGATTATAAGTGAATTAGATGCTGTTTGGGCTGCTAATGAATTTATTGACTACTTTAAAAATTTTACTTCTATTGAAGATTATTTGAGGTATGTAAAGAAGGAAGTAGTACTTCAAACAAGTCAACTTAGTCCTTTACAGGATGAATTTTTTAATGAAGATATTCATCCCGAAGAGATGGAGTTTTCTATAAAATTTGTTGGTGATAGGTTTGATCAATCTGTTCCACAGGATCATTATAAAAATCTTTTAGCAGCAGTATCTTCTCATAATAATGAATCTAATATTCCTGGTAGGGAACTTAGGTGGATGATATTTGAGAAGAGAACTCAAACGTTATTGGGTTTTATTAGATTTGGTTCTCCTACAATTAATTCTAAACCTAGAAATTTATGGTTAGGTAAATCTCCCAATCTTTCTGTTTTCAATCGTCATGCTGCAATGGGATTTGTTATTGTTCCATCTCAACCGTTTGGATATAATTATCTTGGGGGTAAATTGCTTGCACTTATGTGCGTATCTCATTTTGCTAGGGAGACTTTAAATAAAGTATTTGATAAGGATATAGGTCTATTTGAGACTACTTCGTTGTATGGTTCTACGACCTCGGCCTCCCAGTATGACGGTCTTAAACCCTTTATGAGGTATAAAGGTTTAACTGATAGTAAATTCCTTCCCCTGCTCCATGAGGAGGTGTTTCATCGTCTTCATGATCGATTTACTGTATGGAATAATAACCAACCTCTTACTGATAAGAAAGCTTCTTCTAAGAAGATGAAAAGACAGAATAAAATGATTTCCATTATTAAGAAGTCTCTCAAGAATCCTGATAAATTAAAGGAGTTTAATGATGTAATTAATATGGCATTTGGTCTTACTCAAAGGAAGAGATTTTATATTTCTGATTATGGATATAGTAATGTTCGTGAGGTTATTACTGAAGAAGATGATAAATTAATACCTGGGCAAAACTGGGATAAGTTTTATCTGGAAAATATTATTACTTGGTGGAAGAAAAAAGCCACTAAAAGGTATGAGAAATTAAAGCAAGAGGGTAGGTTCAGAGATAAGGTCGAACTTTGGACTGAAGATGATGATATTCAGATAATACGATGATTGAAAAATATATTATTATTTCTATTCTTTATCTAGAATATTTTGTACAAAAGTTCTTATGTGGTATATACTATACCTATATGAAATTTGAGTATTGGAACTTTAATAGGAAACTACCAAAATGACTGAACTTAAAGATTGGTTGAATTCTATTAACTTCAATAAGAATAATCTTATTGAGGAAGATCCTTCTACTGTAAAGGATTATGCTCCTTATATTATAAATCGCTGTTTATCTGGTCATTTAGATTGCATTATGTTTGCAAACGAGATGAATAAATATCCTAATTTGGATAAGGATATGCAATATTCGTTTTATCTAAATACACTTAGGAAAAAGAAGAGATTCTCTCCCTGGCTCCGGAAGGATAAAGTCACGGATCTCCAAAGTGTCAAACAATACTATGGTTATAGTAACGAGAAAGCGTCTCAAGCACTGAAAATCTTATCAAAACAACAACTGGAATTTATTAAACAACGACTTGAAACTGGAGGAAGACAATGACTACTGCGGTGGAACCCGAAGTCAAGTGGTCTCAGGACCAAATGGTAGAAGTAACTCTTGATGAACCTGATGCTTTTTTAAAAGTACGTGAGACTTTAACACGTATTGGTGTAGCTTCTAGAAAAGAAAAGAAACTTTATCAGTCCTGTCATATATTACACAAGCAGGGGAGATATTACATTGTACACTTCAAGGAACTTTTTGCACTTGATGGGAAGCACGCTAACCTTACTTCTAACGATGTTCAGCGTCGGAATCGTATTGCTAGGTTGCTTGCTGATTGGGGTTTAGTTAGTGTTGTAAAACCGGATGCGGTTACTGATATTGCACCTCTTAATCAGATTAAAGTACTTTCTTATAAAGATAAAGGTGATTGGATATTAGAAACTAAGTATAATATTGGTAAGAAAGGAAAGACGCAGGATGGCGATTAATACTTTTACTGGTATTTACAGTTATACTATTGTGTGCTATTGTTTTAGGATAGTTTTTGGTATCTAATGGCGGTTAACACTATATTATTGATTCTTTTAGTGATTGTGAATTACACTAATTTCTATTTTACCCATATACGTGGGAGAAAACCGAAGATGTTTGGTCGGAAAACAACACCCCGGTTTTTACAAGAGCGTGTATAATTAGTAGTGAACGCCGAAAGGGTTCACAAAACACAAACTCGCTTTTAAAGGAGCTACTATCATGGGAACACTAGCAAGGTATCATGCTGAAAATCTTCCAGAATTATTTGAGAGGATTACAAGAAACAGCATAGGGATGGACGATTATCTTAATCGTTTTTTCGATTTAGACACTACTTCTAATTATCCTCCATATAATTTGATACAAGTAAATAATGTCGAATCGAGATTGGAAATCGCACTCGCGGGATTCAAAAAGAAAGAAGTTAAAGTCTTCACAGAGTTTGGAAAACTACATGTGGAAGGCAAAAAAGAAGAATCAAAAGATGATGGAGAATTTGTCTACAAAGGGCTTGCTCAAAGGTCATTCAAACGGGCTTGGACGCTCTCTGATGATACGGAAGTACGACAGGTCAGCTTTGCCGACGGACTCCTTACCGTGGAACTGGGAAAAGTAGTCCCAGATCATCATGCTCGAAAAGAGTATCTTTAAGATAGATGAAGGCACGGGGTCCTCCTGGTGTCTGAAATGCATTTCAAGTATAGAGGGGTCTTTACAGACCCCTTTTTTTATGTTAAAATATAACGAGGTGAAAGTGTGTTATGACTGTTAAGTTATTACTCTTGAAATCTGGTGAAGATGTAATCGCCGATGTTTCCGAAATGGTAATTGGTGATGGTGATGAGAGAAGAGTTATTGGTTATCGTTTGGAGAGACCTTGTGTAATTAAGATGAGGAATCCAAACATTCAAGGTGAAAGTGGAACTAAGCAAAAGGCTGGATTTGAAGTTTCTTTATTTCCTTGGATACCTCTTACTAAAGAGGAAAATATTCCTATACCAGCAGACTGGCTTATTACACTTGTTGAACCAGTTGAAAATCTTGCCCTAATGTATAATGAGGATGTAAAAAATGGAAATGGGACCACTAAAAGTACTAGCATTGACGACGGGAACAGTACTGATAAGTCAGATTGAAGAAGTTCCTGCAGCAGTTCCAGGGGAACCTGATTGTAAATTAATTCATCCGTATATTGTTCAGGATAGAGTTACTAATGAGGGAATGGTTGAACCTTATACGACTTATGTAACACCAATGTTAGTGGGTATATCCAATAGCACTGAGTTTATGATTAGTTCTGATAAGATCTTTACAATAGCAGAACCTAACAGTAAAATAGAGAATGAATATAAAACACACCTTGAAAAGAGGATGAATACTCCTAAGAATGATACTGGTGGTTTGATGGAATCTAAAGAATCCTAAATGAAATTCTACACCAATGTTCAATTGATCGGGAATCAGTTTCTGGTTCGAGGGGTTGATGGTGGAAAGAGATATGAGCATAGGGATGAGTTTTTCCCTACTCTTTTTGTCAAATCTAAAAAAAATACTAAATATAAAACGTTGAATGGAGAATCAGTTGAAGCTATTAATCCAGGAACGGTCAGAGATTGTCGTGACTTCTATAAGAAGTACGAAGATGTTGAGGGATTTGAGATATACGGGAATGACAGGTATATTTACCAGTACATATCAGAAAAATACCCAGAGGATGAGGTCAAGTTTGACATCAGCAAGATTAAACTTGTTACTTTGGATATTGAGGTTGCGTCTGAGCAAGGGTTCCCTGATGTTGAATCGTGCGTGGAAGAGATACTTGCTATCAGTATCCAGGACTATAC